TTGAGCCAAGGTTACTTCGTCGAGGTCAGGAAAAGCCACAAAAAGAAGGTTGCGAAATGACGCTGCAAGTCTTGATGTCGTGGATTGGCTACGGGATCGTGGCGATCGCGGTGGTAGTGGCCGTCTACAAGATGGTACTCTCCACCGTGAGGGTCATGCGCAGTCCCACGGTGTACCAGCCATCGCTGGAGTTCACCGAGATCCGCGACCAGATTTGCAAAGTGAACGCAGCCATCCAGGAGCAGGCGGGCATAACCCGAACGCATCTTTCAACGATCAACGACAATCTCGCTTTAGTTCGTGATGGTCTTGTTGGCGGGCGTGTCGAGCGGACAGATCAAGCATCCAAGCAACTCGCCGCCCTGGATTCCCTGTCCCTCTCCTTCGAGAAGTTCACCAGGAGCCAGACCAACTGGTTGACTAAGATTCTGGGTGGAGATGGAAGCGGCTACACGGACATGACCGATCAGGAGGCGGAACTCCGCGAACGGGCGGAAGGAATCCGGCGACGTTACGGGGTAGATTGGGCAGAAGCCATGGACCGGGCCAAGAAGACTTTAGTATACGAGCCAAACGCAAGAATGAAGGATCAAGTCTGAAAAGGAGAAGTGCAATGCCGTTGTTTGAAGTAGCGATCATCGAGAAGCCGAGCAAGAAAGAAGCCGAAGAAGGGGCCGTCGAGAAGTTGGTCTTTGGCCCCAAGGCTGTGATTGCCCGAGATGGACAGTCCGCCGCCCTTGCTGCCGTGATGGGTGGTGAAGCACCCAAAGTGGATATGCAGAAGGCGGAGGTACTGGTCCGCCCTTTCGCCTAGCCACCGTCCAGAAGGCGGTGGAGCAAGATAGCCCCTGGGGCAAGAGTGCTGTGGTGGCCGAAGCGGTGTGGGATGCTTTACACCCCGCTAAACCGGCGCAAAAAATTCTGATGAACCCAATCGCCCAACCCGGTGACTTCCGCTACATGGACCCGCCGAATCTGCCTCCGTACATCGGAGAGTTTCTCCGGTATCTCGTCGAGACGCAAGGCGGTCTATTCCCCACGACCACTAGTGGAGCCACCGTTTTCTACGGGAAAGCTCCGGTCGGGGCCATGTCGTACAACGTTGCAACCCTGTCCAATATGTCGCAAACGACGACGAGTAATCTGAACCAGTAAGAAAGGAGAAAACACCCGACAGTCTAAAACACAATACACCGCAGCCGGTTGGAGTACAAACGCAACCCTCTAGCGGATAGAGGGCCGTGCAGAGCCTTGGAGTGAGGCGGACTAATTTCTGGGGAGGTGGGTGCGCTGAATTTCAAGGCTCTGCAAGGAAAGAGACGCCAGGAAGCATGGACCAAGCACTCAAGGATAAGTTCGCCCGCTACATTCAGAAGACCCTCGACCGTGGGCTGAAGAAGACCCAGGACTCTATTCTACTCACCGAGGACGTGGTGGACACGGTGGAAATGCTCTATGACATGAACACGGAGGAATCCGGTATTGCCACGGTTCCACCGGGCGTGCCGAGTCCCACGTTGGACGTTCACCCTCCCCCGCCACTGGGAGCCGTGGTGCTCCATAAAGACGTTGCTACGGACCCCGGAGAGGCCAAGAGCGTAATTTTAATGCCGGGAGATCCGGGATTCGACGAGCATAAGCCCGCCGATATAAAGCGTAAGGTATTCACGGCGGGAACCGTCCGCAGGCGGGCAGTCACAGGAAAAAGGCCATCAAACCTAACGGAAAACCCTAAGTGGGACGTGTCGGATCTGATTGCTCTTATTAACGATAATTCACCGGACTACATCGAATTCGAGCCGAGGGGGCTGGAAGGAAAGTTGACTTTACGGGCGCGCAAGAATGTCCTCAACCAGGCCGGGATGGGACTGGTTCATTTGACCTACAAGCACGATGCCGTGTCGGATAGTGCTGGCGGGGGAGCTGTTGAAGGACAGCCTACATCTCTTGGCCTATTGGTAGCTCGCAAGACCTTCAGCGTCTACGACGAAAAGCAGGACATTAGCGCGGCGCTCGATGAAATCCTGGAGCAATTGAAGGCAATGTACAAGCCCCGCCCGAAGTACATGTCTCCGGCGGAGATCGGTGATTCCCCTCCATTAAGGGAGATTGGAAATTTCGACACTGACAACCTTCCGATGGGCGACCGGCTTACAAAGCAAGAAGGGCAGATGCAAAAAGGTTTTCGGTCCATATCCGACCCTAGAGCTTCTAAGCATGAGGATTCGATTTTGCAGTCATCCTTGAGGGATCAGAGTGTGGCCAATTCACGGCTGGTTCCCCCCAGGCCAGGAGGTTAGGAAGTAGATGGGACAGCCACAGCAAGATCGAATGGACGGACGCCACATGTTTAGGAGAGAGAGACGATGCAAACGAAATCTGAGTTATTGAAGGAACTGGATCGACTGGAAGCTGATATATCAGCCATCAAAGAAAAGTGGGCTGCTGGCGTTAGTACGCGCGACCTCGTGGCTGCTGGCGTTATCGCGCGCGACCTCTTGGCTGCTGGCGTCAGTGCGCGCGACCTCTTGGCCGCTGGCGTCAGTACGCGCGACCTCTGGGTCGCTGGCGTCAGTGCGCGCGCCCTCTGGGTCGCTGGCTTTAGTGCGCGCTACCTCTTGGCCGCTGGCGTCAGTACGCGCGCCCTCTTGGCTGCTGGCGTCAGTGCGCGCGACCTCTTGGCTGCTGGCGTTAGTATGCGCGACGTGCGCGAAATGGTCCAGGCGTTGCCAGAGTGAAGGGCAAATAGATGGGACAGCGCCCTGAATGCTATGATCCCCGGTTACGTGAGCCAACGGATCGTATTGCTGAAGAGCTTTCCCGAATAGGGATCATAGCATTCAAGGCAGGGCTGGCCCCCGAAATTGATGATTTGGTGACGATCGCCAGTCATACCTTTAAGGTCACTGGGACTGCCACGAAAGAGCAATATCTATCGGCGGTAGATAACGCCGGTCATAACCATGACAAGTATTTTAAGGAAGGAGCGTATGACGATTACCGCTTCCTTAGAGTCAAAGAGATTACGCAGTAGAGGGTCAGGCAGAGAGGTTAGGAAATGAGAGTAGAAACCGACGAAAACGAAGGGAATTATATAGTATAAGTCCCAAGGTGTAGTACCATCGTTCTATGAACTGGCCTATTCAAAATCCGCTGGCAGGCATCGGGATTCAACTCGCTGCTATACTAGCAGGCCAATCGTTTCTGGAGAGACAAATGAGCGCAATCGCAACGCAACTGACGGCAATTCAAGGTTCCATCACAGCCTTGCAAGGGGATGTAGCCACGCTTGCAACCGGCATCACCGGCCTGGAGGCCACCATTACACAGCTTCAGCAGTCGATCGCCAACCAAGGGGACGTATTGAGTCCCGCGACGCAGACGATCCTGACGAATCTGGTCACGCAGGCGGCAACCGCAAAGACCGCCGCCGACGCAGCCGTAGCGGAATTACCAACATCGGCCACCTAAACTTTCAATCCGCGTCTGGATCTGGCTGTGGCTGCATCCTCCGTTGCGGCCACAGCCGATTTTTTTGTTCAGATTGACTCTTAAAGTAAGTCTGCTATATTGGGGTCGTGGCGGACAAAAAGAAGCCGAAAGTGACCCCCATCGCAACCCAGATCAAGCAGGTTGCCAGCAGTCCCACGTTGAACCCCGCTCCCCCACTGGTTATTCCCGAGAAATTCGCTGGCATCAAGGTCACCGCCAAGAACCTCTCCAGCCGTTCCATTCAAGGGAAAATCCAGGCCTTTCACGCCATCAAGCACCTATTTAAGTTATTCCATAACTTGGAGATTAGCGTAGAAGCGGGAGATGTGGCGGCGATGAGACTTGTGGCCCAGATGTACGGCTTAGTAGAAGGTGGCAAGGCGGGCACGGTTGTCAACGTCCAACAGAACAACAATAATCAGACAGCCAATATCAGCGCCTCAGGTTCCAAGGGGCTGGCTACACCGGACGCTATCTTCCGCATGTTGGCTGACGAACAGGAAACCCGCCAGTTAGGACCAGCTCGCAGAGTGGTGGATCTGGTTGCCACCCCCGTGGAGTACGAGAAGACCAAGCCGGTCGAGGAATAGTCATGTGGCGACGCGACCCTGGCGTATCCGCCATGATCGAGTACTTGGATCGGGACCTCCCCTTAAAACTGAAGATTAGGGAAGAAGACTGGGACCTGATCCCCTCTATCGAAAGATTTGAACTGATTGAGGGGTTGGCTGACGGGAAGAAGCTCAAAGCGGCCATCGTCGAACAAGCCCGTGCCTGCCGAAACGATTTCAGCTACGCCGCGAGAAATTACTTCTGGATCACTACGAAGGAACTGAAGCGACAACTCCTATCACTCTGGGAAAGCCAGTTCATCATTCTCGATAAGTACTACGAACTGAAGGCCAAGGGCAGAGCACAGAAGATTTTGATTTTGAAAGCTCGCCAATTGGGCTGCTCGACTTTGATTGAAGCGATGATCGCTTGGCGGGCGATGTTCTTTCCAAATACGAGAGCCATCGTAGTCTCGGTTGATCGGGCGCACTCTTCTTACTTATTCGGCTATATGCTGTACATCTACGACAACATGCCGTGGTGGTTGAAGCCGATGCAGTCCAGCCGTAAAGAAGAGACGGGCTTATTCTTCGAGAATGAGGACCCGCTACTCCGTTTAAGACATCCTGGCATGAACTCTCGTGTAATGGTGCAATGGTCGAACCAATACTCTGGAGTAGGACAAGGGATCGCTGTAGACGCGGCCCACGTCTCAGAGTTTTGTGGCTACCTTGAGGACGACTTAGAGCGCATTGTCAACGCCGATTTAGGCAACTCGATGGCTGATAAACCGCAAGTCTTCGGATTCATCGAAGGGACGGGTGAAGGAGCCGGAACCGCTGCGCATCGAATCTGGAGAGCGTGTGAGCGGCGTATGGATCAAGGCAAATGGCCACGTTGGTATCCACTGTTTCTTCCGAGCTTCTTCGAGACAACCAGAGTTCTGGCTCCTCCGAACGGTTGGTGCATTCAAGAACCAGAGAGACTGATGCGGGAGCGGGCCAAGAAGAATGGCTGACGTGCGCGAATTGTCGGAAGTGGC